AGTAGAGCAGATTACTCTATTAATCGAAGAGCTTAAGAAAGCTGATGATACAATAGAAGATATCGAGATAGTCGAGAAAGAATCCTTAAATGAAGAGGGCAAGTTTAACTTTAGAATAAGGGCTACTCATACCGACAAAGACCTAATTATAAAAGACATACCTACCGAGCAATTCTTATTATCAAGAAATTCTAGCTCTATAGATGAAGCTCAGATGGTAGGCCATGAGTCCTATCCTTACCGTAGTGAGTTGGTAGCTAGCGGTATGAGCGAGGAAGAGGTGGCTAAATTCCCTACTTCTGACGGCTCGCAAAGCGTAACGCAAGGCGACCAGAACAACACCGGAAACGGTCAAGCTGAGAACATGAGGGCTATTAGGTGGCGTGATGAGGGCGGCGATATTACGGACCGTGAATCATTTGTCACTTGGTCGAATGAGAAGGTTAAGCAAGTTCTAATGTTTGCTTATATCGATTGTGATGGTGATGGTATTGCTGAACGTAGGCGGATTGTTAAGATTGGCGACCAGATAACAGAAAACGAGCCTTATGATCATGCTCCTTACGCTATTACTAGCTGCATCATTGAGCCTCATAAAGCTATAGGTGATAGCCGAGCTTCTTTAGTTGTTCAAGACCAATCGGTTAACACTGAATTAGAGCGGGCTATGCTCGATAATATTTATGATGTAGGCAACCCTAGAACATTGCTAGGTAATGGCGTTAACGCTGATGACTTCTTTGATGATAAGCGTTCCGGCGTTGTTAGAATGAAATCTAGCTCTACTGAATCGGCTATACAGTCTATAGTACCTCTTACCGTGCCTTATGTAGGCGGCGAGATAATGCAGATTAAGCAATCAAGGGACCAAAGCAAAGCGGCCCGCACTGGTACGATGCTCGACTCTCAGGGTTTAGAAGCTGACAACTTGCATCAAGAGACTGCTACGCGCTTCTCAGGCATTGAAAAGGCTAATGAGGCTAAGATAGAGCTAGTTGCTAGAAATCACGCTGAAACAGGCTTTAGAAAGCTGTATGACGGCATTGCATGGACCCTTCAAAGGTTTATGGATAAAGAAATCAGAGTACGCATAGACGGCAAGGCTATAGCTGTTAACCCGTCAGAATGGAAGTATGACGCTGTTAGCGTTTCGCGTGTTGGTTTAGGTGCTGGTGCTGGTGATAAAGCCGTACAGCAATTAACAGGCGTTCTATCTATTCAGCAACAAATGCAAGCAACTGGCTCTTTGTTAGTTGATGACCAGAAAATATATAACACTTTAGACCAGATGGCCCAAGCGCTAGGTTTTGCTAGTGTTAGCGAGTTCTTTAACAATCCTGACGCGCCACCTGAAATGATATTCGCTCAGTATCAACAGCTAGTTAAAGCAATGGAGCAATCACAAGCTCAAATAGAAGAGTTAAGTCAAAAGAATCCATTAGCAGAGGCTGAGATGATACGCGCTCAAGCATCGCTAGAGACAGCAAGAAACAAGTCAGAAATTGAGTTGATAAAAGCAGACGCTCAAAAAACCCTGAAAGAGTTAGAGCTTTTACAGAAGAAAGCCTTTCACGATTCAGATAAGACCTATGATTATACGAAGCTAGAGCTTGATTATAACGTAGACATACCAGACGAGGGGCAGAATGGATAAAGCAGATAGAGAAACCCAACTAGTACAAGAGGCCAGAGATGGCTTAGAGGCTGAGAGTTTAGTCAATCACACTGTTTGGAAAGAAACTATAGCGGCATTGGAAGAGCACTACATTGCATCAATTAGAAATAGTAATTGGCTGCATATTACTAACGGAGGAATAAACCTAGGAAGATTGGAAAGAGAAGAAAATACGAGAAGGCTGCAAGTCTTAGATGATTTGGTAGCTTTAATTAATATAAAAATAGAGACGGGCGAGTTAGCCCTGAAGCGACTTGAGGCCAATAGTAATGGAAGCAAACAACGCAGAAACTAGCACAACAGAAGCAACAGTTACACCGATAACAGAATCAACAGAAAAAAGCGTGGGCATGTTTGATAAGCCTACGGAAACGAAAGCAGTTAATACGGATACTGAAAGTACAACCGATGTTAGCGCTGTAGAAGAGGATAAAACCTCTACGGGTGAGGAATCATCCAGTGAAGAAAGCACCGAAAGCACAGAGACAGAAAGCGAACTTTATTACGATTTCGATGGTGAGGAAGTAAGCGCGAGTACAGTCAAAGAGTGGAAAGAAGGCAATTTACGCCAAGCTGACTACACGAAGAAATCTCAAGCAAACGCTGAGGCTAAGAAGGCAAATGAGGCTAAAACTCAAGAGCTGGACAAGTTAACTAGCGTAATGTCTGAAGCTATTGAAAAGTTAGAGGCTAATATCTCTACCGAGTTCAATAAAGAAGACATGGATTACTTGAGGGATAACGACCCTAGCGAGTTTTTAAGAAAACAGCAGGAGCAAGCAGCAAAGCAAACCGATGCCGACAAAGCAAAGGCAGGGCTTAAAGCTTTAAAAGATCAGCAAAACAAAGAGCGGCTAGCAACAGAACAGCAGCTTTTACTTGATAGCTTACCTAGTTGGCAGGATGCCAAGAATAGAGAAGCTGACGTTAAGTTGATAGAAAGCTATGTTGAGAGTTCCGAGATGACGGGCGAAGATTTTCAAGCCCTTCAGAGTCACAAGCTTATGATTATGGCTCTTGACGCTGCGAAGTACAAAGCATTACAGAAAGATACTGAAGCTACCAAGAAAGCGGTGCAGAAGGCTCCTAACGTAATTAAAGCTAAGGTTAAACAAGTAAGTAAAGCAAATAAATCGACCGTTGCACAACGGTTCTATGGCAATAACTAAAATAGGTAAATAAATAATGGCAACTTTAAGCGTTGTAAATCCTACCTTATTGGACTGGGCAAAAACCCGTGATCCAGATGGCAAGACAGCCGATATCGTAGAGATGTTAGCACAAACTAACTCAGCCCTAGATGATATGGTAATGGTAGAAGGTAATCTTCCTACTGGACACCAAACAACCATTAGGACTGGACTCCCGACTTCATATTACAGAGCTATTAATGCAGGTACTCCCGCATCGAAAGCAACTACCGCGCAAGTAGTAGAAAACGCTGCAATGTTAGAAAGTCGTTCACACGTAGACGTTAAACTTGCTAAATTGCAAGATGATGTAGGCGCATATCGACTGCAAGAAGCTCGAGCACATTTAGAAGGTATGGCACAAACTCAAGCCACTACTTTATTTTATGGTGCTGCTACTTCTCCTGAAGAGTATGTTGGTCTAGCTAATCGTTACGCTAACCTGACAGCAGACGCTAATAGCGATAATGTTATTGATGCTGGTGGTGCTTCTACGGATAATGCTTCTGTATATCTTATTGGATGGGGTTCTAACACCATTCACGGTATCTTCCCTAAAGGTTCTATGGCTGGTTTGCAGCATGAAGACCTTGGTATTGATGACGTTCAAGATGCAAGTGGTAACGACTACCGAGCTTATAAAGACTTATTCTGCTGGGATAACGGTCTATGCGTAGCTGATTGGCGTTATGGTGTTCGTATTTGTAACATCGATATTTCTGATTTGGTTGGTCAAACAGGCTCACAAGCCTCTACCGCATCAACAGCAATCATCAAACTAATGGCACGAGCAATCGATCATTTGCCTTCTGTGACTAATGTTAAGCCTTGTTTCTATGTGAATAGAACTGTTGCTTCACATCTTCGCGTTGCTGCAATGGATAAGAGCGCAAGCGCTGTAATGATTGAGCCAGCTGTTAACCAGTTCGGTGCAACCATTCACCAATTAACCTTCTTAGGTATTCCGGTTCGTCTAGTTGACGCTCTTACTAATGCCGAAGCTGAAGTAACATAGGAGTATTATATAATGTATAGAGATGACTTTTTAATCTTATCTAACGCGCAAGCGCTAACAGCTACAGCAGTAGCAACTAATGTTATTGATTTGACTGTAGCACGGTCTATCGGTAGCGGTGAACCTATGAGTGTTTATTTCTCTGTAGGCGTTGCAGCTGATGTAGCAGATGGCGACGAAGACTACACGTTTGATGTTAAGTACAGCTCCAATGCTGCACAAACAGCAGGCGAGGCTCTTGTTGGTCGTAGAATCTTCGAATCTGGCACACCAACAGCACCAGCGCAAGACGCTGACTTGTTGGCGGCAGGGTTTTCGTTTTCGATTCCTATTCCACCTGTTACACCTTCAGAAGATGCTCGATACTTCGGTGTTGAATATACTCTAGCGGGTACTACTCCTTCGGTCACAGTTGATTGCTGGATAGCACCTACTTCAATGGGTGATCAAATTGCTTCTTACGCTGACGGTTACACTATCGTTTAGTAAGTAGTTACATAATACGGCCCTCGGAAACGGGGGCTATATTTTAAAGGGAATAATATGAAAGTAACAGCAATTAAAAACGGTTTTATTCACGGTATTTATCGCCGCCCTGGTGATGAGTTCGAGATAATCGAAAAAGAATTTAGCAAGAATTGGATGGTTAAAGGTGAAGCTGAAGAAGAGCTTATAAAACCTCGCGCTGACGGTTATATCCCGTTAGAAATACCTAGCCTAATGAATAAGCCTAAAGTTGAGGCTAAAGAAGCGCCTAAAACAGAGGCTAAAAAGACCGCTAAGAAATCAGCGAAGAAATCTACAAAGAAATCAGCTAAAAAGGCTAGCTAATGGCTTTAAATAACTATGCAAATTTAAAAGCATCGATACAAACTTGGTCTAAGCGTGAAGACGTAGCAGATAAGATTGATGACTTTCTCGACATGTGCGAATATGAGATATATTCAAATAGCGTCGAGCCTTTGCGTATTCGCTCTATGGTGCAGTTAGAGACTAGCGCTACTAGCACAACCCTTCGCACTCAATCGCTCCCCACGGGCTTCCTAGAGGCTCGTAGATTTGATTTAACAGTATCCTCTCAAAGATGCCCATTAGGCTATATAACACCAGATGCTCAGTATATTAGAACTAGCACCGGAACGCCTGGTAATTACACTATTACGAATCAAATCGAATATGATGTAATTCCTGATCAAGCTTATGTGACAAATATTAGCTATTATGGCAAATTAACGGCACTTAGCGCGGCTAATACAACTAATGACATTCTAACTAATCACCCTAACATCTACCTTTACGGCGCATTATCTGTACTGTACACATGGGCAGAGAATGACGAAGAGGCTGGCAAGTATAAAACCTTATTCCTTCAGTCTATAGCGGGTGCTAATAATGCAGATGCTGAGGGTAATACGGGCGTAGCTAGCCGCAAACGAAGAGCGGGGCGTAATCCTTAATGCCCTATGCTCCCGTTCCTTTAAGCTTGGTAGGTGCTACTAATGAAAACCGTAGCCATCAGGCTACAAACGAGCTAACTAAAAACTGGTATCCTGAGATAACAGAGGGCGGTTTAGCTCCTGCTATCTTGCTTCCTTGGTTGGGTTCTAGCTTATTTGGTGACGGGTCTATAACTGGACTAGATAGGGGTACGCATGAATACAATAGTGTGCTTTATAGAGTGGTCGACCAGACTCTTTACTCAGTTGATAATGTGGGCGTTCATACCTCTATCGGAACGATTGACGGTACGCAACGGTGCATATTCTCGAATAGTGTTGTGGGTTCGCTCGACCAAATGGTTATCGCTTCCGGTAAGATATGGACATATGACGGTTCAGACCTTACGGACTCAGGGCTTACGGCGGACTGTGTTACTTATCTTAACTCAAAGTCTGTTTATCCTAACGGCGGCTTTAACTTTGCTGTTAGCGGTTCAGGTGGTCCTACTTCTATTACTAGCACGGGCAGCGCAGAAAGTTCAACAGATGATTTGCTAAGACCTTACGCTTTTAACCAGTGGGTTTATATGTTTGGCACACGAACAGTAGAGCCATTCTATGACAGCCAAGCGACTACAGGAACCCCTTTAGCCCGTATTGATTCAGCTATTATGCAGAAGGGCTTAGGTGGTCTTTATACGGTAGCCAATACTGATTTAGCTATGTACTTCCTTGGTGACGACTCGAACGTCTATAAGGTCGTTCAATCACAATTAACAAACATCACGCCCCCTCATATTGTAAACAGCATTAAAGATTTAGATAAAGACACAGCGGTAGGCCATACCCAAACAGTAAACGGTCAGGACTATTACATTTTAAGGTTCTCAACTGGCATGGCTTATGCTTATGACGAGAAGATAAACGAGTGGTTTAACTTATCAAGCGGTGTTGATGACGGCCCACACTTAGCCGCCTCTTATATTAGGGTTTATGATAAAGACATAGCTGTAGATTATCGGACGGGTAAAACTATAGAACTCTCCTTTACTGCTTACGATGATTTGGGTGAAGTAATCCAAAGGCGACGAGTGCTGCCACCTTTTACCTCTGTCAATGCGGGTATACCTTACGGCAAACGTTTATTAATGGACGGTATAAAGTTTGGCCTTCAAACTGGGCAAGGTCTAGTCACGGGGCAAGGTTCGGATCCTCAGTTAATGGTCGAGTATTCCTTAGATGGTGGCGAAACGTGGTCGACTGAACGGTGGGTAAAATTTGGGCGGCTTGGTAAGTACCTAGTTAAGGCTGAGTACTGGGAAATGGTAAGCTTTTATGAGATTACATTCAGAATAACAATATCGGACCCTGTTTTCTGCTCTCTGCATGATGCGACTATAAATATTAAGGCGGGAGGATACTAATGGCTGCGGTTAATGAACCCTCGTTTTTTAGAATCCCCCCTAAGCTTAGTGGTGATCCTGAATTATCAGCATTCTTTCAAGAGCAGGCTATGTTTTTATTCCAGTTATGGAAGAGAACGGGCGGCGGTACTGATGAAATTATCATTAATAACGACCAAATAACAAATAATACAACAAATATCTCTATAGCCGAACAAGGTTGGCCTGATAGTATGTACAGTGGATTGGATTTCCAAGGCGCATTTACTGAAAGCGTACAGAGCAGCGACTACACGACCACTGGTAATGAGATAATTAAACTAAGCGCTGACGTTGGAGTAACGCTAAACGCCACCCCTAGCGACAACGAGAGAGTCTATGTGAAGTCTACAGGTAAAGGCTTTAATGTTAAGTCATCTAAAAAGATAGACGGGCATTCTGACACTCGATTTAATCGCGCCTATAGCGGCTACTGGTTCAGCTACTCTTTAGAATTAGATACATGGAGCATTTTATAATGGCTTATCAGGGCGATGGTTCAGAGGTTGAAAAATATCCTATTGAGATATTGGAAAAAATTCTACTAGAACTGCGA